CGCGAATAACAGAAGAACGACGGCTGATTGCTTCGCCTAGTGATTTCGGGCTGCGCTGTGGCTTAGCCTCCACTGTGCTTTGAAGCGTTTCAAAAATTGTCTTTGCTTCTGCTACGGAACCGGCGCCAGAAATAGCTTCGACAATTTTATCTTTTTGTCGCTCATTTAAGGAGGTATTTCTCAATACACGGTTCGTATAAAGTAAGCGGGCGTTAGAAAGATTAACCTCATAGAGGTTTTCCTTAATCTCTCCAACAGCTTGCTTATATTTATCCAACTGCTCTTTCAACGCATTATTTTCGTCTTCAAGTGCAGTTAACGATTCTTCTAATTTTTCATCAAGTTCTGCTTCTTCCTCAACTCTATCGGTTGATTCCTCAGCAGCTAATTCCATCTCTTGCTCTTGCTTGAGTTGAGATGTGGGGCGTCCTGCCCAACCGGAAAGCTCAAATCCCATATCAACAGTGAGTTTTTCCATCACTGCATCTAGGAGAGCGTCGGTGTTAATTTCTTCAAGACCCTTTGATTGCTCAGCATCTGCCTCAGCTTTTTCGGCGTCGTCTTCGACAGCCACGTCCACTTCTTCTTTAATGTCTGGATCATCTTTGTCTTTTTTATCGTCATCGCCTGCCATCGATTTCTCGATTGCTTTTCCGCGCTTCTTCTCATATGAAGAAAGCTTACCATCATCATCCAAATCAGCCTTGTCTGGATTTTTCAGCTCTTCCTCATCTTCTTCGGCTTCATTGAGATCAATCTCAACTTCTTCGTCTTCGTTAAGCTCGTTGGCCAAAGCTTCAATAGACTCTTGAAGGGCGCCCAAATCAATGGTCACCTCGACATCTTCACCTGACTGGGGTAGATCGGAGAGATTCTCGCCTTCGTTTTCTGCGAATCCATCGGTAGCAGCAAGTGGGACATCCGTTTCGGTTACATCCTCTTCTTCACCGGCCGTTTCGTCTAGTGATGCATCAAGTGCAGGATCGGCGGGGTCACCCAAATCAAGACCAGCAAGATCTTCTTCTTCTTGCTCTAAAAGCTGCTCGAGGGTTTTCTTAACCTCGTCCGAGTACTTTTCGATAATGGTGCTTTCTGCATTTTTTAATGCGCTGTCGCGCAATGCTTTGGCATCAACAATAGCTTCACCAAGTAAACTAGACATGAATTCTCTCCTTATTTGACAATAATTCAGAAATAAATAGTATTATTAAGTCAGGAAAGCAATTTTTTATAACACTTATAAGGCGGTGTCGTCGTATTCCCAAACACACGTCACGTTCCAGTCACCACCATTGGCGTTAGGTTTAATTGAAACACCAACAATTTCTCCGGCAGAGTATTGCGGGCTGGAGCCTGATAATGTGAATGCGTATGACGTATTTGCATCAGTCATGGTGGCGGTTACGGCTTCAACTTCCGTCTTACCAGCGTTGAAATCTTCTGTTCCATCCGCCGCCTTATATAACTTCACAATAACGTTTCCGCCTTGCGCGTTCTTTGAACGGAGCCATACTTTCAAAAGTCTCCCAGGCATAGGCGCAATCATCTGCTGACGGTACGTACCAGCGGTGGCTTCGATGTCATCGAAAAAGGGAATAAATGTCTCTTGAGTACTCGTGCTGTTGTAGCCGTGCGCCGTAAATTGTGTCATCCCAGCAGATCTGACTGTGCCACCCAAAGTAGTAGAACCTGAAACTTTGAGATATCCAGATGTTTCTACGCCGGTGGTACTGTAAACTCTCGATGAACCGGACACAGAGCCGCCGCCACCGATACCTGTGAGGTTTGAACCGTCACCATAGTATGTGGTAGCCTTTACCGCACCAGTAACATACACATCAGAAGATGCAGAGATAGTGGCAACTCTTGCGATGGCTGAACCTGAAATGTTTCCAACTACTGAGAATGCTTCGTTTGGTGCGCTGTTGTTGACACCAATTTTATTCCCCGAGCCATCGACAAAAAACATGTGTTGATTGGAATCGCTTTCAACTCGGAAATCTACTAGTGAATCGGAACCTTGGTTGACAACAACTTCGGGAACTGCACCATCAATTCTGAATCCTTCTCTAAGCGTTCCGTTATCATTTGCTTTGAACACGATATGTTTGTTAGTGAAATTGTTTTGAACCAATATGTTGTTGGAACTGTTAAAGCCGATCTGTCCCAATACATTACCAGCGCTGTTGCTGAAATAGATCGTAGGTTCGTTGACTTGCAGCTTGATACTGCCGGAGGCCCCAATGGTTCCACCAAACAATGCATTACCAACGTTTTGGAATGTGCTCGATCCCGAGTATACTCCAACATTTGTTATGCCATTCGCGGTTAAGCCCTCCATGACTGTGGAGCCAGACACATTCAGGTTACCACCCAAAATTGTTGCACCCACTACTTGCATGGTACTCGAACCGGAGTATGTGGTTGCAGTTATGCCTTTCAGCGTACTAGAACCCGATACCTTCAAATATCCAGATGTTTCCAAGCCAGTACCACTGTATACTCTTGCTGAGCCAGATGTTGCGCCGGCAGAGATGCCAGTGAGGCTTGAACCATCACCAAAGAATTTGGCCGCCTTAACGGCGCCTGTGACATATACATCAGCGGAAGCTGAGACTGTTTCGACTCTCGTTACACCGGATCCCGACACCCCTGCGAAACCGGCGGTTGCCGTTACCAAGCCACCCAGAGTAGAAGAACCCGAGACTTTCAGATAGCCAGATGTCTCAAAGCCGGTAGTGCTATAATGTCTAGCAGAGCCAGAAAATGCTGATGAGCCAATACCGGTAAGGTTCGAACCATCACCATAGTAAGCGGTCGCATGAACGTTGCCTGTAACGGCGCAATCGCCGGAAGATGTAAGGCTTGTACCTAAAATTAGATTCGAACTGGAGACAGCGTTATCTACCCGACACAACCCCATAACAACAATGCTGCCATCCTTTACTTCAATCATGTTTCTGCCGGGTATGCCAATGTACTTGTTTTCTCCAACGAGCACTGAACCTGATGCGACTAAATCTGCGCTAGCGCTTACAGATGTCAACTGAGCCAAGCCCGAGCCAGACAGTGTGGTAAGCGTCACTGCATTCAAAGTACTAGAACCGGAGACTTTGAGGTACCCAGAAGTCTCAACACCAGTAGAACTATACAACCTAACGGAGCCTGATGCAGCGCCGGCAATACCGGTCAGTGATGAACCATCACCAAAGAATTTAGTTGCCTTAACGGCGCCTGAAACATATACATCAGCGGATGCAGAAAGAGTTGTCAGTCTCGTAATCCCAGAACCAGAGATAACACCTGCGACTTTTAGTTGCGCAGCCGAGTTTGCTGGAAGTGCTGAACCAATCCCCACTCCACCTGTAATGTTCAGGACATTGCCAAGTGTTGCAACTCCCACGTTATGAAACAATCCAGATGCTGACAATGCGGTATTAGTTAAGTTAACCCGAGGTGCTCCGCCTGTTCTCAGTATGATCTGGTCGTTTTCGAAATCGATCTGAACGTCATTGGGATCTCCCTCGTACTGGATATCTCCACTGTGTTGGGGTCCTTTGTTAGAATTGTATGCCATCTATTATTGTTTCCTTTTAAATGTCAGGTGCCTTTGGAGGATATGATCCACCAATTTTCTCCGTCTGATTGAACAGAGCGGGATGAGTAATTTGTTTTGATTATAGCCTCGTCACTTAAATCGATTGAGCCTTCGGCAACTTTCAAAATAACAGGGTAAGAATTTATTTTATATTTGTCGCTGTTTGCTTTCTTGATATTGAGCACTCGACCTTTATTGTTACATGCAGGAGGAAGCATTACTGTTATTGGGCTCTTCTGAGTATCACACAGCAAGGTATAGTCATCATTTTGCATTTCATATATTCGTGACGTAATACTACGAATGGTGTGATGAACCGATCCGTTGAAATGGGTGCCAGTTGCAACTTTTAATGTTTCAGTATTAACTGTACCATCAACTCTTAGAACTCTTGTTCCCAAATTGTACGATAAGTTACTAGAAGCGGAGAATCCATCTTTTCCTCTTATTTGTACGTCGCCAATATCACCGGTGGGATGGCTTACCTTGTTTCTAATGTAGCCATCATATAAGTTAGAAAGACTTGTGCTAGCTAACTTGTTGTGAGAAACGTCGGATACCATTACAATATCACCATCACTTAAGTTTTGACCATTTGTGTTAATAGGTGCTACTTTTTGTGCATCAATGTACAGTTTGGAATCTCTAAAAATTAATCCGCCACCAGAATGTAAATCTAAACTGACACCATCTTCTTCTACTAAGATGCCCTGTCTTCCTCTTACCTGTAAGGCGCCGCGGACAGCGTGAGTTCCGTGTCCCAAATTAAGAGAGTCAGCGTTAACCTTTCCTACAAAACTATTTGCTGGTAAATCTGTGAGGTGCTTAGCCGATCCGTGGTATTCGGAGGCGTGAACGTTTCTTGTTTTTAAGTTTGAGCCATCGAACGTAAGCATATGATGCGCTCTTGCAGTATCTCCGTTGAGAGTAAAAAGTCGATCCTTACCCCCGCCAACAATTTTCTTTATTGCCACATCTTTCATTGTTGCGCAGGGGCTTTGGGCATCGGTGTCATAAAACACACTAGCGCTAATTGTATTCTTGAATACTTTTACACCATTTATTTCTTGATCCGCATGCTGATCGACGGAACCCTCAATCACACCTTTAAGGATGTTATAAGCCATTTTTAATCCTCTACTCCAATAAATAGATAATCTTTGTTTATTAAGCACAAAAAAAGAGGATGCCCCCACAAGGGAGGCATCCAAAAATAACAGCGAATCTGTAAGATTGCAAAAGCAAATCTTAGAAGAGTAACCAAGTGTTCGAACCAACGAAGATGCAGTTAAGTGCACCGCCGTTTGATTCAAGACGGATTTGCTCTTCACCATCGATGCGGTGAGCGTTAGCTCCCTTACGAATAACAAGGTCGAAACCACCCATGTCAGCCGGAGCTTTAACACGAACGATATCGTTTGTTGATGGGGAAGCCGGAAGCGTCAGAACACGCTCTGCTGTAAGCGTAGCGTTACCGAAGTTGAAGCCCTCGACAAGAGTCGCGTTAGCATCACCGTAAGCTTGTGAAACAGCAGCAGCATCAGTAGAAAGAACACCGTCGGTGGCAGTAAGACCGGCACCCGCCATTGCATCTACAAGGTCAGCAATGCTTTCTTTCTTAGAGCCGTTGGAATCATCAGCGTCGATGATAGCAATGCTATCGTTAGCAACACTAACAGTAGCAGCAGCCAACTCGTTAAGGTCAAGAGCCATAACACCAGTAGCAGCGGAAAGACCAACACCAGCTAAGTCAGAAGCAAAGTTAGTGCGGGTACGAGCTTGAAGATCCTTAGTAGTGCTATCAAGCGAAAGAATCAGGTCAGCAGCGTCAAGAGCAGCAGCAGCAACGTTCGGGAAGTTAACAACAGTGCCGTCAACTTGAAGGTTACCGGAAACGTTAAGCGCTCCACCGAAGATGGAGTTACCAACCATTTGTAATCCACCAGAACCAGAGATTGAAGTGAATGTACTTGCACCAGCAGCAGCAACAGAACCAACACTAGCGGCGCCATCAGCAGCGAAGCTAGCAGCAGTAACAGCACCGGAGCCAGAAAGAGTCTTGACAACAGTGTCGCCATCAGCGTCGACCGAGAAACCGGTCATTGTGATTGTACCCATGGTAAGGTCGCCCGAACCATCGATGCTAGTAGCGGTAGTAATTGCACCACCAGCAGCAACACCAGCGCCTGCGGTAATAGAACCGGACGAAGCGATTGCTCCAATCGACGAAAGAGTGCCAACAACTGACACAGCAGCGGAACTGGAAACAGCGCCAACAGAGAGAGAACCCATGCTAGAAGCACCGGTCGAGGTGATAGCACCACAACCAATAGTGCCGATAGTGGCAATGTTTTTAGAAGCATCAAGAACGACAGCCTTGTTTGCTGCGGCGGTACCATTAGTAATACCGTCAAGTTTTTCCATATCAACTTCGTTGAGATCAGCAGAGCCGATAATGAAAGATGAGCCAGCGGTAATAGAACCGGAAGCAGCGACACTTCCACCGAAGGTAGCAGCACCAACAGCGTGAAGAGTGGCAGAGCTAGAAACAGCACCAACAGAAAGAGAACCCATGCTAGAAGCACCGGTTGAAGTGATAGCACCGCAACCAACAGTACCGATAGTAGCAATGTTCTTAGAAGCGTCGAGAACGACAGCCTTGTTAGCAGCAGCAGTACCGTTAGTGATACCGTCAAGCTTCTCTAAGTCGGATTCGCTCATGTCGGCTGCGCCGATGATGAACGAAGTACCAGCAGTGATAGAGCCGGAAGAAGCAACAGCAGAACTGAAGCTAGCTGCGCCGGCGTGATAAAGAGTACCGGAACCTGAAACGTTACCGGCAGCGCGCTCAACCTGATAGAGAACACTTCCCGATGTAACATCAGAAAGGACCTCAAATTGACCCTCTTGTGAAAGAGCGCCACTCATGATTGAAGCACCTAATTGAAATTTGTAAGCCATGTTAAAAAACCCTCCATATTATAAGTTTTCATTTATGGTAATCTGAATAGGTAAACCCATCCAAATTCGACACACATACAAGATATGCGTCACTTATAAATAGTATTGTTTTGGTGATAAATTTTTAGCAGATAAAGAATTTATTTTCGCCGTTACAATAAAGCTGAATTGATGCAAAAGGTGATTCCAAAAGTATAGTATTTTTACCATCGATTGTGTCCGACGCAGAGCCCGAAACTGTGATGTGATTGCTGTTCGCACTGCCGCCTTCATCTTTTATAATTATCGTCTGTCCGTCTAACAATTGAGTCGCCTCTGGTAGGGTCAGCTTCACTGTGTTGTTAGTTGTATCTACGCCCACATAATAGTCTGTTGTAGCGACAGAATAATTAGCATTGACTAACTTTCTTTTATGAACTACGGCGCCGCTCATAAACGAAGAACCTACGATGTGCATTCTAGCCAAGGGAGTCGTGTTTGCGCCGATTGAAACACTGCTTGTCGTAAACGCTTGATTGGCTGCGAGTTGGGTAAATATACCGCCGGCGGTGCCCACTGCTAGCCCACTAAGCTTGCTTCCATCACCCACATAATAAGAGGCGGAGATCGCCACACTTGCGGTCAACTCGCCTACAATATTTAATGTTGTTCCATCAAACGTTAAATTGCTTTCACAAGTTAAGGTGTTTGCATCTCCGCCAACATTAGTGATGATAGCATTGTTAGTGGCGTTAGAAACACGAGGGACGTTAATGACGTCCGCTCCATCCGAAGTACTTAAACTGCCAGAAATAATTGGCACAATAATGTTGCCATCTGGACCGGTGCGGGGAAGAAGCGCGTTCGGCTGTATAACTGTGCCTGATAGGTTATTATATGCCATCTTGAAGTGCCTCCTCTATTAACTAGAAGACAAACCAATTGCTTCCATTTGAATACAAACTAATCGCCGGCATGCTACCGGTTAATATGTAAAAAGCATCACCATCAAAAGTGTAAGTATCGGTAACCGAGCGAGTTAATCTAATATTAGAGCTACCACGAGAAGCAACCAATTCATCTTTGACGACCAATACGGCGCCTGCTGTATAAACCGTAGGATCTGGAATTGTAATAATAATGTTCCCTGCCGTAGTCACCCCCATGATATAATCTGAGGTTGACGCCGTATGGTGGCTACTTGTTACATTTGTGTAATTGCCACCGAAGCCTTTCACAAATGTTTGCTGTGAATATGTGCTCGCTGTTAAAATTGCTGTCGAGCCGGCCCAAACTTCGAAACTACCTGTTCTAGAGTGAGTATCGTCATTTGAGTCTCCAAAAAAGGTAGAACCAGTGGCGTCGATATGTGTTACATCGGCGTAGTGAATCGTGCTAGCAGATATGGCGCCTGTTACAGTAAAGTTTCCAGAAAGAACTAAGGTATTCGGCTTATGCTCACCAGACGAGGCTGTGAAGAAAAGCAGGTGAGCTGAGCCGGATGTGGCGTTTGCTCCTGTCAAGAATTGAATAGAGCCGGTAGGACCGGCTGCTTGGCCTCCTCCACCACCACCTACATCGGTGCAATCTACATATGCCCAGCCAAAGTTCGCCATGGGCCTATCCTACTCCTGATGAACCTGACCAGTTTGTACCACTATCGGTGCGGGTCAAACGGTTTTGAATGCCAGTCAATCCAGCAACAACATCTACATCAGTAGAGCCGGAAACCCATATGGAAGATACCTTAAGCTCATAAACACCAGAATCAACTGGGATATCTGTGGCACCTTTACCCACGGTAAAAAAGTTAAATGATCCAGTCATTCCGCTGAGACTGAATGCGACTTTGCATGGAGTAGTTCCGTTGTTGATAACTTTAAACCAGCGTGTCACATACGGAAACACAACTTCGTAGCCTCCGGGGCGAGAACCCAAGAACCCATTGATACTACCCGAGGCGAATGGTGCGCCGCTTACTTGAAAGGAACCGACGTTATTTAAACCCGGTGATATTTCCCAACTTCCCATTATAAAACTCCTTCAAAATTTTGATTTACAATATAAATAGTCACTTATTTTTTCTAGCGCGCCTTTGTTGTGCGCGGATCCGTTTTTGTTCTTCCCTATAACGTGCTCTTTGGGCGCGCTCTTGTTTTTCTTTTTTCCTAACTGATGGTTTTTTATATCTTCTTCTTTCTCTTGTTTCTTCTACTATTCTTTCTTTTTTAACCTTTTTTAAAAACCGCCTTATCATTCTTTCGGCATTTTCACGAGGGTGGCGTGGCTTTACTATAACTTGTGATTTCTTTTTCATTTTATTCCTGATTTAACCTTTTCCAGATTTTTGAAGATTGCCCAAGAATAGAATTGATATCTACGCCGGCATCACCGGGCGGTCCCATATCGGGGGCACCGGGAGCACCCCCATCGGTTATGGGTGTTGTGCCCTCAAACAAATCAACGCCATTGTATGCGTCAGAGCTGATTGAATCCATCAACTTCTTACGTTGCGCTATCATTTGCGCTTTGGTTGGCTGTTTTTGTGCAGCCGGGGCTGCCCTCTTGGTTTCAGTAACAACATTGGATGATAATCCTTTTGCTACTTCGGACACCACATTAGACAGAAGACCTTCTTCAAGAAGGACTTCATGTATACATTCTTTGACTAGTGGCTTGATAACCTTTTTTAGATCACTCTTCTTCACTTAAAACCTCATTTAATAATCTGTTAATTTTGTCAGCTTTTGTAAAAACTTTGTTTTGGTAATCTTTTGCTTCCTTCATCATAAAGGCGCCGGGTGTTGATGGCTCGGATACCATATCAAAGCAAATAAGCTGAAAATCATCTTCAACTACCGTTCTGCCAGCTTCTTCTCGGACAGAGCCCATGCCCCTAGATGATACCCCAACGGTCACGCCACCATTGACCAATTCTTTAAGAATCTTGCCGGAAGGTGTCTCGAGAACCTTAATCTTGCCCATTACATTTTTGCCTTCCATCCACATAGCTGTAACCATGTGGGAGCAATTTTTTAAGTTAATTACAGAATCGTCCGGGTGATCTAGTTCTCCGAGCGCTCTGTTTTCTTTAATAAGTTTTTGATAGTTCCTAACTTCGCGCACCATGGTTTCGTGTTGATATTCGCGACCATTACCATTTTTAGTTTCGGTCATTTGCATGATACCGGACAAGATCATACCGCCGTCAGCAACATATCTTTTTTCATCTTCGGTCAGGAGGTCTTGACAGACACCTCCGTCACATAGTGCATAATATTCTCTAAGTAGCTTCTTACTCATAGCTAACTTCCTTTGCAGCAGTGTCTAACTGGCTGTAACATCCACTTGCTTGTCCAAGTGGCAGGTATCTGGGTTTGCGTATTTGTGTTCATGTTTAATTCCCTCGTCTCCGAAAATCATGTTAAAAATATAAGATGTTCCTGATGACAAACATCCCAATAAAAGATAATTTGCAACAGAAACTTCAAAACTAAATAGTTCTGTGTGTGGTGAAAGTAGCATTAAAAACCACCCGACATGAAATCCCATGCACATTGGGCAGTGAAAAACCTTACCATAGCCACCGGCAGCGTCTTTTGAAGGGCGTAGCCGCTTTATTATGGGCATATTACTATAGACCAAAATCTGGGTCATTCCATATGCGCATAATATAAATGTAAGTAGTTCCATCAAATCCTCTAAACGGTGTACATATAGCCTATTGAGTATGGGTCTCGCACATAACCTTGACGTATCGAACCTTGTTCGACTTCTTGCGGGACCTCCCCAAGCTCAGTAGAGTCTGCCTTGTCAGGATGCAGAAGCTCATCATCAGCCATTGAAACGATTGCTTCGGTCTGCTCAAAGTACGGACGCTCTTCTTCAATAAAGTTAGATATATTAATCAGCGCAAGCTTTGCAGAACTTGCATCCTCAATCTTAGATTCCTCAAGAGTACCCTCAATGGAGCCATAGAAAGCACCGGCTTGAATAGTTTCAGCGACAACGATGCCTCTTTTTCTTAAATGCGCGAACAAGCGGTTCTGTGCTCCGTAAACCAAATCGGTCATGGTGTCTTTGGGAAACACGGTCACCTTGTTCTTTTCTGGCGAAAGGACGATGTCAATATCGCCGTGATCAAAAATCATCAGATCACCGTTGAGCGCCTTTCTTAAATCAAGCTCTAATCGAACCTTCTTGGCGTTGGCTTCTTTGCCAATTTTAATTATTACTGCCATCGGATAACTCCTTCGCTAATTCTTGTGTTCTCAATACAGTCAACAAAACGTCGTCATTGATTTCAGTTTTTCTGAATGTATCAAGCTTTTCGACAATCTGAGTCGCCTTTCTATGCATATCGGGATCTTCTTTAAACATCTCGTGCTCTGATGACTCCACAATCGTGTTCTTAAGTCTAGCAATCTCCTCGTTTAAAAACGATTTGAGACTGACGGCGTTATCTGTAAAAGATGTGATATAGTGTGTGAGCAATTCTTTCTGCTCTTCTGCAAGAGTTTGTGAATACTTTTCGTTAAACTTTTCTACAAAGCATCTTACAGTGATATCATCCACCTCTTCTGTAATCTGCTCAATATGGCCATCCTTAGTCATATTCTCCACGATGGTATTCTCAAGCATTACTCTGCCTCGAGGGGCTACCTTGTCATTAAAAATCTGATCGATTGTGGCAAGTGTCTTATAGTTTGGAACAAAGTTAGAAAATACGGACGGTGACAAGTCGCTGTTAATGTCGTTAATCAGCTCAGTTTGCTTCTTGAAGAGACCTTGCGGATCGATTAAGCGGGTAGCCATTTTTGCTTCGCGTAATACCTTTTCACTAATCTCGCGAGTAAGGCTTTGATTTTCGTAAAGAGAACGATAACATTCAAGATGGGTCTTTAAGATTGAGCCGGGCTTGAAGTGCTCCTTAATGATCTTGACAACTGTTTCTTTTCGTTCAGTATCGCCTTTGATAATAGCAACAGTCGCCTCTCTCATAAGAGATTCGAAAACGAACGCTGTATTTCTCTTTTTGTTGTGCTTAATCTTCATTGTTTTGCTCCGTTAATAATTTATCTTTCTTTTCTAAAACATCGACAAGTTGTCGAACTGATTGATTGACTTCAAGGATCTGTTTTTCTTGATCTTGCTCTCTCAAAGAATAAGTAGGTTCTAAATCCTCATAAAAGCCACTTGTCGCCGAGGTTTCTACGACGCCGCGGCCAAGAGCACTCAACATATCGCGGCCGGGCAATGTGGTGCGTGGAGTGATCTCGACAGATCCCATGCTTTTAAGGTGTCGTGTGCGAGCGCCTTGTGGGCGACTGTCCGTCTTGGTGGGGTAGTAGAGTTTCTTTTTGGCGCCGGGCGTAAGGCGGGGTGCAGGTCTAGTCCCAGGAGGCACTGCCAATAATGGCGAATCGCCGGCGGCATCTCCGCCAGCATCTCCACCACCAGCACCACCAGTGTCACCGGCGGTACCTCCTCCAACATCACCTGCTGGTATCTCTGCTGGCTTATCTGCGTCAAGGTCGCCACCTAATAAATCACCGCCTAGATCGCCGCCCAAGTCGCCGCCTAGATCGCCGCCAAGTCCACCGCCGGCGCCGCCTGCTGCCGCTTCTGCGACCTGTTGTAGCGAGGCGTCGTGCTTACGGTCATAATACATTTCTCTTTGGTTGCGAACAAATTCTTCATGGCTAATGCCAAAGATGTTTTCCGAAACCCATCGTCTAGAGAAATATCCCTCTGTGGCCGAGGCTGCGATATCAAACTTCGACTTCCAGTGCTCAATCTCTTGAAGCTCTGCAATCTTGGAAGGATTGTTCAGTGCCAGCGAAAACGACAATAAATCGTCGCCGCGGAACCCAAGGGTGTATAAGTGAATGATACCAATCTTTTCCAGCTCAGCAATAATAACTCTTTGAAGGCGCTGAATGGTTCTGGAAAACCTGATGTCTTTTTGTGCAAGAGTTGTCTTGTCTTCTGTCGCACCCTCGCCCATGGTCAAGTATGACTGTGGGATCTTCAAAGCAGAGAACAGCTTGTCTCGCAGATACTTGACATCGTCGATTGCTGTGATATTCTGCGCGCCGGCAAGCGTCTGAATGTCCGTTGCTGAGCCTTGTCGAATCGGAATGAAGTAATCCTCCTCGATGCTCATCGGATTATATCGCAAGTCGACTCGTCCGTTTTCAGGATTGACAACAGAGTTTCTTTTAAGTTGTGTTACAATCTTTTGCATGTACTGCTCCACCTCTTGCGGTGGTATAGCACCAACATCAATCTTGAACACGCGGCGCTCAGATGAACGAACGACACGATAAGCCATCATGGCGTCTTCCATAAGCGTGAGCTGGCGCCAGATGCGTCGGGCTGGCTCGAGAATAGAGGTTCCGTATGGCGCATACTTATCATTACCAAGAATACGGAAATGCGCAATCTGCCAGTTCTCAAAGGTCATACCGGCAGAGTTCCATTGATATTGAATGTAATTTGGGTTAGTCGCATCACCACCTTCAAGACGTTCAATTTCCTGTGAAGGTAAGGCTATAACCGATTGTACGCCATACTTTTCGTCGATATCCATGTATAAAAAGAAGTCCCCATATTTGCACATGGTTCGAGACCAGCCAAAAAGGTTATATTGTACATTTAAAATGTTCTCATACAAAATCGCAAGAACAGCTTTAATCTCTTCATTAGGGCATCTGATATTAAGCATCGGTCGCAGATCCGAATACGTTGTCATCTCATCTGCATAGATGTCAAGCGACGAAGCGATCTCGGGCATGTACTCCATTTGATCAAAATCAACATACCTCTCTGCGCGGCGTTGGTTTGCGATAGCATTGGTAGCTACGACATCTAATGGATTATACAGAGACTTTTTAAACTGTTGTCCGGAAGCCGATTTGAATCTGCTCGAAAATTTATCGAGATGCTGCCGGCGGATACGTCGCCCTGACTGAGAGCGGTAATTAATAATCGGTCCCGAGAAAAGCCTTGTCAATGACTTAAATAACTTAGACTGTTGGTTCTTGGGGTTTTGGGTGGGTTTATTAGCCATTTATTTTCTCACTTTATAATCCATTTAAACTGGTCATACATTTTTTGTGCTTCATTCATTTTATCAAAGATATTATCTCTTTTGTAGCCTTCTTGACCTTTAACTTGTGTATTCATTGTTGTTTTGCTGGTAACGATGGCGTCGACAAATGCTTTTTGATAATTTAAATCTCTTGCACTTGATTGTATTGCCGTGTCTCTAACCCAACATGCAATCGCAAGAGCCATAATTAAATCATCATGGTAGCCCTTCATTGCTTGTGGTTTACCATTCCTCCAAATAAAAGTCTTCATTTCATTGATTGTACGAGATGAATATACGGTAATTAGTTTATTTCTAATAAACTCTTCTAATTTCGCTACGATAAGCGGTCGAGTCTTCATAGAAGTAGTGAATCCCGGAACTGCGGAATTCCTGTATTCTGCCTGATGTTGCTCTATGTATTCGTGTGTGGACTTGATCGAGTGGTACACATTTGGATATCCATAGTCAAGCAGTTTTGTCAAAACAGAAAATCCAATGTTGTTGTTTTCTACTACCAGCATTGCATTCCCAAACTCTCGACCTACTTGGTTTAATATATCTGCATACATATCAAGCGATGGTTTTCCTTGATATTCACCCACAACTGTCAACGTTTCTAACTTGATAATATGAAATGTGGAGTAGTCGGCCCCATCGCCGCGGGCGACATCGGCTACCATCAAGTAATTGCAACTGGGGTCAAACTCTTCCCAAATCCAAAAGTTTCTGTCAAATCCTGTTCTGTGTTTTGGCTCTCGTACATTTGTCAATAGCCACTCCATACACTCTGGGTCAATGACTGTCTCACCAGAAGTATTGAAATTACACTCAAGCTCTTGGGCTATCTGCCTCTTGGACATATTCTTAGTTTCTTTTTTGTACCACTCTTCATCTCTGTCTGGGTGGACGTCCCAAGGCAGTGTCGTCAAATTAAAGTTGTTGGCACCAGCCTCTGCATCAGTGCATGCTTTATGAAACCAGTTACCAACACCGTTTGGTGTAGACAGCGCAATGCAGCGACCACCAGTAGATAGTGTAGGGTAAAGACCAGTCCACAATTCTTCTAGACCTTCAATGTGTGCGGCCTCATCAAGCACCAAAAGAGACAGTGCTTCCGAACGACCAGCATCGCCAGAAGTAGAAGCTGCTTTAATCTGTGAGCCATTGGAAAGCTCAAACGAGGTACGGTTATCAACCGAAATCGTTGCAATACGAATCCACTCTGGTAAGTTCTTCATAATGCTCTTTACTTTCTTTACTAGGTTACCTGCTGTTGCAAACTTAGTAGCCATGACAAGGATAGATTTATCGCGATGAAAAAGCATCAACCAAGTGATATATCCCGCAGTAATTGTGGAGATTCCAAGCTGTCGCGCTTTTAATATTACGTTAAAGCGGTAATCATTAAAATCTTGTAGCAGAGTATCTTGAAAATCGTACGTATCAAAAAGTATGAGCCCGTGCATCGGATGAGATATACGGGCATACGTTTTAAGAAAATAAACCGGGTCTTTACCGCATTTAAGTATTTCTCTTACTTGTTGTTTTTTGTCTATTTTGAAGCTCATACATTACTTGGGTCCGCTAACATTTCGCGTATCATTGCCTTCAATTCTTCAAGACGGAAGCCAACCTGTGGTCTTCCTTCTGCGCCGGGGGAATACAGGGTCTCGGGCTCTTCTTCGGGTGGGTTCATTTCGACACCGGGAAGATTAGAAAATACTGCTTGAAACAATTCAGCTATATCATCAGGATCCATACCTTGTACAAGGCTGGTTATCTGAGCCTGAACGGAGGGAGCGTCTCCTGTCACGTCTACTGGCATCGTTTGGTCTGGGGAGTGTGGTTTTTCCATCGGCGCTGTGTTACCATCGTTTCTCTTATACCTAGCAGGATTACGTTCTTCGGGTGCACGGTACTTATCGCCTTGAATTTGCCTTAGAAGTTTTTCTATCTCTTCTTGGTCGACCTCGACCAATCCTTCTTCTTTAATATATTCTTCAATTATTATCTTACGAAGTTGAGTAGCAGTGACTTTCATTTTACGATTCCTTCTTTCGGGTATCGTTTTGTGGACGTTTTCCTCCGTCACCGGTCCAGCCACCTTGGGACATAAAGCTTTTCCAATATTCATCAGGAGCTTTTGAGCCAGTCTCATTATTCATCTCTTCATTGAGGCCACCTACTTTATAGTGCATCTTAGCTTGAACCCAGTTTCTAACACGAGAAGTGGACTGAACCATCATGTCAATTTCACCCTCTGCCGTAAGAGTAACTGATTCTCCGCGAATCTTTCTGTATTCTTTCTTGAGGAACGAGGCGATATCAGTGATACGCTGCTCGACTTCTTGCTCGAAACCATTTGCATAAACCTCTTTAAGTTGGACCTCTGCTTGATATTTTATGCACATCATGTTGCCATAAAAGCTGACGTTGAAGCCGTCCATAACACGCTTATCTAAAATCGGGTCTCCTTCTTCTCTTTGAAGGCCTGCCTTAATTGGTTCGCCGTCTGCGTCGAGCGCACCATCATAAGCGTTCGCTGCGGCTTGTGAAAGCCCTTGTACTATTTCATAAACTGTTGCCATTGTTTGGTCTCCATCCTTTTAACCATCTTTCCTCTCTCCCTTCAACATACTGAATGTAGCACTTGCTGCAACATTCAAATTTTAAAAGGCAAACATCATCCATAGATTTCTTTGGAAAAGATCCGCAGACAGGACAACTTTGTAGAGATTCTCTATTAAGTAGTTTTTTCGATACCTTTATACCATTTATCTCTATTTTCTCTTGGTGGGCATCATTTTTGTCTATTTTTTTATAAAATTCTTTCATTTGAGACAAGTATTCTTTCTCTTTGTCTTCATCCCAGTTGGCACGGGGGCTCTGTATAGTGTCGTCCCCATACCGCTCGGCTATGGCTTTTTCGATTGCCGCTATCTTATTTAAGTCTTTATCCTTCATTGTAGAGCCCTATATACGCCATATGAGCTTGCAGTACCAATGAGGATCCCACCAGCAAAATACAGCCATTTGTAGCGGGGTGAAGTTTTTTTTAGTGCATCATTCAATGTTGCTATCTCTCTATCTTTTTGCATTATAAACAAATCGTACTCATCTGTTAAGGATTTGTGTTCTATTCTTGCATTCTCTAACTTAAATTCATATTCTTCTTTTTGTAAATTTAGCTGATATTCCATCTTAATATCGCATGAATATTTGTATATGTCATAGTCTGCCATCATTTTTGATATGGCGTTCTCATCAAACAAGACGCCGGCGAACGGGGCCGGCGCTTTATATTCTAAAACTGTGAACTTTGCAGGCTCTGTTGCGGGTGCCGCGGATGTCAATAATAATAAAAGGCTAAGGAACATATTGAATACCAAACTTTTCTTCTATGTCTTTAATTAGTTGCTCTCTATCGTTATTGAATTTGTTTCTATACTGTCCTTTTTTGTTTTCTCTTATCTGCTCAATCATCTCGAGCGCCTCTTCGTAATCTTCTTCAATCTTAGCGATTGTTTCAAGATGGCTCTCCATCAACTTTTGTTTTTCTCGAATCTCTTTTTTGTGTATTTCTTTTAAACCTTCTATCTGTGCTTGATGTGATTCGTTTTGTGTCTCGTACGCTTTTTGCATAAGATTATAATCGCGGCGGCTTTTCATGGCCACGACCAGACACAATATAACTATTAAAATACCTTTCCAATTTTTTAGTGCAAATTCTAATAATTGCTTTTTAATCATTGAAGCCTCGCAACCTAGCGATTCCATCAATAACAGTCTGGCCGCCGATGTAAATTGCTGAGATAATTACCCAATCTTCGCTGGTGACATGACCTGCCAGTGTCAGAGCAGTGGCTGTCAACCACACCATGAGCTTACGGGATGTTAGCTTTGCTAGCCAAGTATCCATAAATGCAGTTGCTTTCGCCACCATTATTACCTCACTTTTCTTTCGCATCATCAACGTTGGCGTAAAGCGCAGCTAAATAATCTTTTACTGGACCATCTGTGCAACCAACTTTTGAGTCGTCTTCTTTCTTGTAGACGCATTTTCCTTTGGAGTAGTAGCCCTCATCCATTCTCTCAGGCTCAGTTGGCCCAGTGGATGTTTGGAAGTTCTTCTTTATGACCTCTACTGCTGCGGCGACACCGCCACCAAGCAGCGCTGTCAACACCGCAGGCTCTTGCATAAATTTTTCAAAGGCAGCCAAAGCGATGCCGAAGTTCTCTGGCGTTAACTGGTCGAGACCTTCTTCAATCTCTTCTTCGTTAAGATGCCTTCTCCAATCTTCGAACAGCTTTTTCATTACAGTTTTCCTTGAAGCTTGGCATTGGCAACCGGGTACTTTGCCTTAAAGTCTGCAATGCAATCTCTAATGCTTTGCTCATCGCACTCACCCGAGTACCAGTCTTCGAAAAGATCTACTAGATTTGCACTGTCGAGCGTGCGCTGCTTAACGCCTGCCTCTCGGCAAATGTGTGCGAACAACTCGCCACAGGGCTCACTAACTTCTTCTACTTCTACCTGAGTTACCTCTTCGGTTACTTCATCAACGGTTGAGGTCTTTGACACCAAAGCCCTCCATAAATTTGCTAACCAATTCATTGTTTTCTGTCTCCCAGTACTTTTGCTGCGCCTCTGATGATTCTCATCTTCATACTCTCATCAAACTTGCCGCCGCTCTCTTTTACAAACTCATCAAGAATTCTTCTGAGATTATTGTAAAACGTGTTTTTAGCATATCGATATTTTCCAGCATCGCCATCGCTATCTGGTATATCCATCTCGTTAAGTTCTTCTGAGATAATTTGTTTAAGTTGTTCTTTTGTGATTTTCATGTTGTTAATCCTTATCTGATTTTACTGGCAATAGCCTCAAGCTGGCCTTGTAAGTTTATGAGAATATTTTTCATCTCACCGTCTGCGCGGGAAGCTAGTACGGACATCTCGCCAGCTACATCAAGCAAGCGATTGCTGAGGTCTACAATCTCTTCTTCTTTAATAATATCTGTCTTCTCGTCCAAAGATTTTTTTGAATAGACACCTTCAAGCGCATCATAATAAGGATTCAGCTTCTTATTGTTCATGGCAGCATCAATCTGATCATCGGTTAACTGTGGAAACTTTTTCTTAACCATATGGTGAAGATCTAGATCGTCCATTTCATCGATAGGAGAGTCATTAATAATCTGGATGATTGCATCAACCAATCGTGATTCTTTTAAAACCTCTGTCTTTTCGTCCATAAACCAACGAGGGTCAATTCTTTTTGTGTTTTTACGTCTAGCCATTATAATCTCCTATGTTGCTAATCCATTCATGCTTAGTATCGCAATCAATCCAGGCACATTCTTTCTGAC